CCTTCAGTCATAGAGGGGCTGAGTAGGACGGTGGGTTGGCTAGAAGCTATGTGGTGATCAACCACAAGTCCCCTATTTTTGGAATCATGATCTAATAAACGGTGTGAATGAGGTGTTCCTCTAAAGTGGTCCTTGATATGTTGGACTAATTTGAAACTGGAGCAGTGAATTATACCCTTTTCAGTGGCATGTTTAGTCAAAACTCTGTCAATTCTCTTCAAAAGCTTAGGAAGAGTCTCATCATAATTCTTAAAAGACATACTCCCGGCTGGTGCAAAAATGATTTGTCTATTTTCCACTGGAAATTCAGAGGGAAGACTGAGGTAGCCACAGTCAGAGCGATCAATTCCTAAATTTCTTATCAACGTCTTAGGGTCTAAGATAGTGGCAGAGAGCATGATGATCTTTTTTGCTCTACTGAAGAGCAATTCTTCTGCAAAAATATCTCCTCTGAGGGGTTTTATGTTAAGCCCTTCTTCAGATTGGTCAATAAACCACATTTTAGAATCGGATTCAATAAACTTCTTCAATGCTTCGGAAAATTGGCTTAATTGGGTGATTTTCTTGGCCACAGGGAGTAGTTCTCTTCTACCCCTGCTCGTATCCTTCAACTCAAGCGTCAATCTGGCTATTACTGCCTCTGTAGCGGGGTTTAAAACCTTCGATACCCAGCTTCTCGCCTCGTCTACGGCTGTAAACTGGAAGGCCCTTGTAGGCAGCTTTACGCTCAATTCTTCAAGTCTAACCGGAGATACTACTATCTCAGAATGAGCAATAAGAACGTTTTCAGTATTGTGGGCCTCATCAATGACCAAAACCTCTTTATCAGGAAGTCTAGTGCTTTCATCTTTAAAGGCGGAATCAGTTAAAAAATAGCTGAAGTTCGTAGTTCCAATTTTGCTCTTACAAAAGTTGTGTCTAGCAGAGCGATAAGGGCAAACTGCACAAATATTGCCGGTTATCTTATTAAGCTGGGCTCCAATATCACAGGTTGTATCATCATGCTCTGTACAGATATAATTTGACCCTCCACGAAGGTCAGCTAAGCCCAAATGACTGAATTCCTCTTGATACTGCTGTTGCAGAATCTTCTGAGGGGTTAAAATAGCTCCACTTTGGGCCGAAGAGATGGCAGCAATAGCCAAACCGGACTTACCGGAGCCTGTTGGCATCTCAAATATAGAAAATTTCTTATTTTTCTCAATATTTGAGGCCAATTTGACCATGGCCTTCTCTTGAGGAGGTCGAACTTCTGGAAAAGGGAAGTTAGCCTTTAAAGTTTCAATGTTCATTAATTGGCCTAAAGCAATAGGAGCTACAAGAGTAGTCGTAGAGAAGCTTATTGTCACAAATCATAGCTTCTTCTGCTGGCAGAAAACCGTAAATTACATTAGCACATTGTTCACAGCTATTTCGAATCACATCATCAGATAATTTAGATTGACGAAGTAGAATGGACTGGAATTCTGTCTTTAGACTAAGAGCTACTTGTGTGGGAAGCAGGTTGCCCTCAGCACAAATTTTTAGAAACTCAATAACCTCTGTGAGCCTTTGAGTGGGGGAATCAAGATGAATATTTAAACAACAGAGTTTAAACCATAGCTTGCCTAAAATAGTTAAGTCATCCCATTTAAGCAAATTTAGTGATTTAGCTCTATCTTCAAGAACATCCCCCAGCATTCCAGTTCTTTCAAGATATTCTTTTTCATTTTCTTCTAATTCTACCTCTGCTACAGAGTAAGGCTTCCTTCTATTGGCCTTCTCTTTAATTACCAAAGAAGGGCTACAACGACAGGGGCCAGCATTCCCTATAGAAGCTAGATTTAATTGGTAATATGAAAGTTTCTTGAGTGTTTTGCTATCAAACTTGGCTTCTTTACTCTTGAGTTCGGCTAGCACAGTGTAGAAATCTGTGTATGATTCGGCCATGGATACTCCCCATAACCATTACTGGTTTTAGCAGGAAGATGAGGCTGTGGCTGATTTTTTTCCGCTGTAAATAGGGTAAACTACGGTAACAAGACAGTTACTTGTTTTAGAAGTGTCTGCTACAGCCGTGGCAGTGATCACAATTGGAACTCCTGGAGGGGTAGCTGTGGCTGGAGCGGTCCAAACCCCTGTAATAGAGTTGATACTACCTCCAGTGGCCGACCAAGTTTTTCCAGTAGAGCCAGAACCGGCTAAAAGAACGATAGCGGTAAAGGTAATTGTCTGGTTAACGATAGCAATGTAAGTGGAGGGGTTTACTGTAATGGAAAGAGAGGTTGGGATTAAATTAACGGTGCTGTGTACTGAAGTTCCGGCAGAATTGGTGACAGTAAGTGTGAAACTTGTAGGGGAATTTAAGGCGGGGGTAGAGTAGGTTACTCCGGAGGCTACAATACCAATACCGTTGTCTATTGATCCTACCCCATTAGTGAATATGGGAGTTAGAGTAGCAGAGCTATTGTATAATGGGGTTAAGGTAGAAGGTGTAAATGAGCTTATAGAGGGTGCAGCAACTATGGTTATAGCACAATCAGTGTGTTTTGTAGGGTCTGCTACTGAAGTGGCCCTCAAAATAGCAGATCCAGGAGAGGACGGTGCTGTATAAACGGACCCTGAGATAGTCCCAGGCCCAATAACAGACCAAACTACATCAGTATTTGAAGTTCCGGTTACTGTGGCAATAGTGGAGAAAGTTGTTGCAGTAGTCACGGAGGCTGTAGATTGGCCTAGAGCTATATTAACAACAGTTATAGTTATGAGAGAAGTGGCTGATTTAGAGGGATCAGCAATTGAAGTGGCTCTAAGGGTTGCCGTACCGCCTATGGGGGAGGCCGATGGAGAAGTATATAGCCCATCGGCTGTGACAGTTCCATGTGTATTGTCCCCATCAATGGACCAAGTTACATTGGGATTAACAGCACCAGATACAGTGGCTGAAAATTGTTGGGATACAGAACCATTTATAGATACAGAAGAAGGCGAAATGCTTACTGCAACTGTCTGGGGAGCTACGGTTAATGTTGCTGTTGCAGGGGTTGTTCCATACACACTACTGGAAACGGTTAAAAGATAAGTAATAGAAGATGTTCCTGCAATAATTGCAGAAGAGGGTACTCCAGAAGCCAAGGAGCCAACTGAATGATCAATAACTCCAGTTCCATTTACATATACTGGTGTTATTGTGTAGGACTGACCCACAAGAGGAGAAGATACAGAAGATGTAAAAGAAGCTATGGTTGGATTAGGAACAATAGTAGCAACGGCTGTGCTATTTGATTTAGATGGGTCTGAAATAGAGGTTGCAGTGATATAGGTAGTTCCGGCAGTTCTGGGTGCTGTGAATACCCCAGAGGAATTAATAGAGCCGGAACCAGAATAGATTGACCAAGTGACTCCAGTATTTGTAGCTCCAGTTACGGTTGCAGTAAATGTTTGAGTAGCAGAAGTGGCCATCGTAACTGTGGCGGGAGTGACTGAGGGAACCGCTACAGTTTGTATGGTGACAACTTTACTTCCACTTTTTGTCCCATCTGCTACAGCAGTAGCTCTTAAAGTGGAGAAGCTAGCAACACTAGCGCCAGTGGGGGCAGTAAAAGTGCTAAGGCTAGTAGGGGGAGTAAAGGTATTTCCACTAAAAGTCCCAAAAGGTGATCCTCCATCCACGGACCAAGTTACAGCCAAGTTCACAGCGCCGGAAACAGTAGCCGTAAAAGCACTAGAACCACCCTGTAGGAGATTGCTGATCCCAGTTACAATAACACTGACTGTTTGAACTGTAACTGTAATGGAGGTATCAGAATAGATCCCAGCACTATTGTAAGCTCTTAACCAGTAGGTTGTAGATGTAGTGAAGCCCCCAGATTGAACGGGAATAGCTACACTGTTTGTAGCACTAGACGAGATATCATTTGCTCCTTGAGTAGTGCCAACAACGGCTGAAACACCGTTATGAGTGGGGGTTATAGTAATGTTTGTTGACCCTCTAAGCGGATTAGTTGAAGTAGCGGAAAGACTTACTGTAGGAGGATCGACCACAGTAATAGCGGGAGTGGTCACACTTATACTTGGGTTTGCTATTGAAGTTGCAGTTATGTAAAGGGTGCCAGCAGCAGAAGGAGTAAAAGTAGAACCAGACCACGATCCAGCTACTCCTGTATTACTCCAAGATATACCAGAATTTAAAGCTCCTGATACAGTAGCGGAAAAATTTCTAGGTTGTCCAGTTCCAATTGGGGTTGTTGGAGAAATAGAGGATATAGAGACAGTTTGAGGGGTTACGCTAACTGTTGCGTAAACATAAGTACCCAAATTTACAACAGATAAAGTGTAAGTTCTAGGTACAAGGGGGGTTGTAGCTATCCCCACACCACTAGAAGCACTACTTGTAATATCTGAAGAGCCATTACCACTCCACCCAATTTCCCCAGTTCCATTAGAGAATACCGGAGTTAGGGTTACAGAATCTCCATACAGAGGACTGGAGGAAGATATTGAAAAACTTGAAATAGAGGGAGTAGGATTAACTGTTATGGTCACAGAGGAAGTAACTGAAGTTCCTGCATAGTTAGTGGCCGTTAGTGTATATGTAGTAGTAGAGGTCGGAGAAACAGAAATGTTACCACCACCTGGAGATCCAAGATAAGTAATGGACCAATTTGAGGCATTCTCCAATGACCAAGATAAAGTTGTTGACCCACCAAGGGGAATAGTGTAGTAAGAAGCTGTAAAGTAATCTATAGAGGGGGCTGGAACGGTTATAACATAAGTTGAATCATTTACAGAAGTGGCCCCAGCTAAATTAGTTACTGTTAAAGTGTAATAATTTGTGGCATCACTTCCTGGGGTAAAAGTATAAGGTGTGCCAGAGGTTACAGCCGTTGAGATACCTGAACCGGTCAGAGTAGCAGTACCTCCTGTAAAGTTTGGGGTTAGCGTAACTGTAGCACCATCAGTAACATAAGAATAGGAAGGGGTAACAGAAATAGCATGAGGAACATCAACAACCTGGATTAAAACGTAAGAAGTATAAGGACAGCCTATTACAGAGTTAGCATAAGTAGGATTTATATTTGCAAATCCTGGAGTCATACCAGCAGAGAAAACAGTTGGGCTGGAAGAATAAGAACTTAGTGATCCAACTCCGCTTAGGTGCCAAGTTAGAACAGGAGAATAAAAATTGGTTATTGAGGCAGATACATTTACTGATCCGCCAATTGTTACATATGTAGTGCTGGTGGATGGGGGGTATGCTCTTACACTAGGGGCCAAAAGGGTGAAAGATACTGAAGAGGTGACTACTGGAGTCCCGACCACCGTGAGAGTAATAGGACTACCGGGATTAGTTCCAGTGGTCCACTCAGCAACGGTAGTGTAGGTATTACCACTAACTAAACTGGGAAAAAGTTGCCACGTTGGAACACTAATGTTACTACTAGTTGCATTAGTAAATACAGGTACCATGGTCAGGGGGGTGCCATATAGGAGAGTTGCTCCATTAACACTTGTCCCTGATGGATCTTTTACAGTAAAAGAAGTAATTGTAGTGGTCATGCTTTACCTTTTAGGCGTATTGCTCAATATCCAACTGCACAGTTACAAGCGAAGCTGAGCCAGATGCAGTTACAGCCATTGATACTACATCTCCCATATGCAGAGTAATGGGAGTAAATGCAACAACTTCAATAAATCCAGTATCTCCAGAAGTTAAGCCTATGGTGGCAATTATGGTTCCATTTATTTTGATGACCAAAGTGCCGGTCCCAGGAGTTCCAGAATAATAGAAAATATTGCGTAATGATCCTGGTCCATCTATTCTCATAACTGGTTGATTATCAGTGGTTAAAACGGAAGACTCATAATAGTAACGAATTGGAGATTTAACCACATTTGTTGGGTGAATGTGATCTTCTCTCGATCCCAGAGCGGCAGTTCCTTGGGTGGCTGCTGTAGGGGAGGCAGGAAGGGGCTCAGCATCGCCAGGAGCGGCTAATACGAGGGTCTGAAGGGATAAAGCCGTGGGAAATGGGTGAACGTGATCAGAATGGGCTGCGTTGGTATCTGTGCCTATAGCAGCCGTGCCCAAAGCTTTGGGAGAAATTCCACCAGGATTTGGGGTTAGCTGCAATTGAACAGTATTTTGAACTCTACTCCAATTTGTTCCATCTGAAATAATCCAATCACCGGCATTCCAGGTATTGATCCCATTGATAAGTGTATCCCCAGCGTGAGAAACGATATAATACCACCCACGGCTTCCTACTGGAACTGTGTTGGATAATGTTGGTATATTAGTTGAGGCATCCCAAGTTCCTTTTAAAGACAGAACATCCTGAGATTGGTTAATGGTGGGTCTAAAAGCAATTTCAATATTGGTATTAGTCACATTAATGACTTCACCAATTCTCTGGTAATTTGGGCTATCAGTAGGTTGATGGGTTGTTATTTTACCGGCCAAGTGATTGTCAAGAAATACCGAAGAACCAATATCAGCGGAAAGAAAAGTATAACTATCCCCACTCCCATCTCCCTGAATTAAATTAACTTGGTTGTTAATTCCTCCAGTGTTAACCACCATAGGGGTAGTATTGTTAACCCAAGGGTCTAAGGTGAACCCCATGGCGGGATAACCAGCAACAGCATTAGCGAGTCTAACTTTTCTTGCATTAGCTATACTATCCCAATACATGTTTACGAAAGAGCCTGGATCAATATTATTGTCCGATAGGGCTTCAAAAGGAGACTGGGCTCCGCTGGTATCCTCAATGACTAATCTAGAGATTGGATCAAATACTACCGGTATATTTAATGGCATTAAAAACTCCTTGATTTCATTTTTCTTTGAGGTGCTTCATAAGCTAGATCCTCTTCAGTGGCCTCTGATTGTTCAGGGTCATTGGCCAGAGCTTCCTGCATGGCATTTGTTCTGTCATTGGGAAGATCATGATGACTTCTCTGGGTAGGCTCTACAACCTCTCCAGAAATATCTAATCCATATGCTTGCTTTAGTAACTTAGAAGAGAATAACAAAAAGGCCCCCTAAATTAGAGGGCCAAAGTTGAAATCAAGGGCTAACTTATGCCTTAGAGGATTCGCAAAGTGTATGAAACTTCTCCATGAGGTTCCAGCGGAAGGATCGAACAGGCTGAATCAAAGGCATTCCTGCCTCATCGGGAGTCCTATCTCCCTTCTTCTGGTTACACTTGAAACAAGCAGCAACCAAGTTACCTGGGTTGCTTCCACCACCACGGCTCCTAGGGAGAACGTGATCAATGGTTGTGGCCTTATTTCCATCAGGTCCACAATACTGGCAAACGTGCTTATCACGCTCAAGAATACCACGAAAACCGCGACCAACAGTGATCTTCGACTCCTTAACAGCAGAAGCAGAAGGGTAGATGATGATCTGGAAGTCCTTGTAAGACTCCAACTCGTAGAAAGCCAAACGAGCCCAGGTAGAAAGATTCAGAGCTTCAGCCCTCATAGTTACCAGGGCCTTAATAGCGTGGCGGCGGGAGACTTCCATCATGGGCAGGAAATTCCTATCCACAGCAATAACCCGATCATTCAGGTGCTTCTTGTTCTTCCGCTTGTCCATAAATTCACCTTTACTAAGGAGAGGGGAAACCTCTCACCCTTATTATACTTCAGATATTCTCTTTTACTCCAAATTATGTTGTTTCGAAGCCAACTCCTTTTTTACCCGAAAGTTTATCAGAATTTAGCAGTTTCTTTTGTTCTTTGAGTCTCTTCATAGTGTCTTCGAAAGAGTAATTGAAGCAAGTAACAGAAACAATAATTTCCTTCAAATGAGCAATAGCAAAATCCTTTGTTTCCTTGGCCCACACTTCAAGGGTATCCAATGGGATGTTCTTGGCTTTTGCCACAAGATAGAAAAGTCTATCATCATAGGAGGGAAGACCAATTGTAATAACTTGGTCAAAACGGCTTGGGCGATCTAAGAATCTGCGGTCAATTTGCTCAGGGTAATTGGTGGTGGCAATATAGACAATGTGGTCTACGGATTTTTCGCCATCAAATAGGCTAAGGAAATCAGCTTCTTCATAGTTTTGAATAAGGGAATCAAAGTCCTCCAAGATGCAAATAATTTTCCTCTCAGGCTCAATAGAGCGAATCATACGAAGGCAGGCGTAACCAATATTGGGATTTTCAAGATAGAGAACTATGCCATCGAACTCAGTTACAAGAGTTTTAGACAGCAGTTGAATGGTGCTAGATTTGCCACCACCCGGAGGCCCTACTAGAAAAATACCACGTTTATGCATGAAGCCGTTAGTAGCAAAGGTGTCCTCTAGGGTCCAAAAACGAGAGAATTCTCTCATAAGTTCTGGCATTTTTCCAGAAGGAAGCACCATTAATTCATCAGTAACCGGAGTTTCTTTGATGAGATAGGGCTGTCCATTGTTAGTCATACCAGCAGAGTAGACTCCGGCTTCTAAAGTGTTTCGAAATTCCTGTACGGAGATAACAACACCGTCTTTATCCGCCCAACCAGACTTAGAATCATTAACGATGAAAGCTTCACTGAACTGAGAGGCCAGACGAGAGTTTCCATCGTTAATAAGAACTTGAGTAACTTTCGTTATGAGATCGCGTTTTTCTTTATCAATAATTTTACCCTTAACTTTTGGGGTAGGGGAGGCTACTTCAGGGCTACATGGATCATATGGGACTGGGTGGCTTGAGGGCTGCTTTCGGCTCATTACTTTTCCTTTAATAGATAAGTATTGTTGATTAATCAACTTTCAATTGCTATTACTGAGGTTCAAGATGTTTCAACTATCAAAAGCTAGCCTGGAAACCAACAAAAGTGAGTTGCAGGGGTCTGGAATATACCGTTTAGCATCAAACTCAGGAAAATGTTATATTGGATCAGCAGGGAGTTCTCGCGGGATATTACGAAGGTTAAAAGACCACTTAATCATGTTAGAAAGAGGTAGCCATCATTCCAAAAAGCTGCAAGCTGCATGGAATAAATATGGGGAACTACATATAACTATTTTGGAGCGTGTAACAGAAAGATTGATAGAACGAGAACAGTTTTACATTGATTTTTACAGGTCTGCAACTGAGGGTTATAATAGCAACCCAATAGCGGGTAAAACTAGATTAGGAACAAAACTATCTGAGGAGACTAAAGAGAAGATCAGGGTGGCTAACACTGGCAAAAAAGCCTCTGAAGAAACCAAAAAACTAATGAGAGAAGTGGCTAAGAGAAAAATGGAAGAAGACCCGGAATTTGGAAAGAAGAGATCACAAAAACTTGTTGGGGTTCCTCGTTCTGAGGAGTTCAAAGCTGGTAGAAGAGCCTTTAAACACTCAGAGGAAACAAGAGAGAGAATGAAGGGGCCTAAGTCAGATGAACATAAGATGAAAATAACTGAGGGGCTGAAGGGTAAACCCAAATCTGAAGAGCATAGAAAAAATATAGCTGCTAGCAGACTTGGGAAAAAATTCAACCACCATGAGTAATTAAATATTGGTTATTTATGGCCTTAAAACTAATGACTTCCTCTCCCTCTACTTCTACTGACTTGAAGACCAATCCCTCACGAATAGCTGCATTAAGAGAAGGGCCAGCACCAGCAAAAGCTAGGATTTTGTCCATAGTGTCATGACTTACAAATACAGGGTAAGATTCATGTAGAATGGGTACAGTCTTTAGTTGGGGTAGAAGAGAAAGAACCTCTTTTCTTTCAGGAGCAGTAAGATGGCGGCGTTTATCAATGTCCCAAATATCAAAGACATAGAATTCCTGGCCCTTGATTTTTTCAGGATTGTTTTGGATGCCTTCTCCAATAAGCTCCCCTTGAATAGCGATATTTCTACCAATGCGAGTCAGGTCTTCACGAAGATTTAGTTTGTTTGCTGTATTCCAGAAAGAATTGCAGGTATCTTCTTTCAAATCCAAATTACGACTGCAAACTCCAAAATCTTCATCCTTTTTGTAGACAGTCATAGAAGATCCATCAAGTTTAATGGACACTTCAAACTTCTTGTCCTTGTATTTCTCAAAATAATGGGTTAGATTTTGAATACGTTCCTGATCCGTCTTACGAATGAAAGGTGGGAACATTCCTTTTACTAGTCCTGCAAGTTGAGCAGGGACTGGGGGCTCCCATTTCTGGATACCTAACAGTTCTGTGAGGTCTGTGCCCTCTTCAAGCCCTTGAACCTTATCCTTGATAGTTTCCTCCCATAGAGGTAGCAGAAGACCTTGGGATACTTGATTTCTTAGTTTCACGGTCTTCAGGCGTTCTCCCTCAACTTCGTTGTAAACCTTCGGGAAATGGTCTGGTTTGGTCAGGAACGGGGCTACAGCCGTTGGAATCCAAGAATCTACCTCAAAGTAGCAGGCTAGGTCTCCAACTTCATAAAGACCCTTCTGGCAAACTACCTTCCAGCCCTTGATTGTGGCCACTTCAATCTTATCTGCATCTGGAATAGGGTCCAATGCTAGAACCTTTTCAATGCTTGCTAGAATTCTTTCCATCTTATTCTCCTAAACAAAAGAACTCCCTTAGACTACTAAGGGAGTTCCATACTTACTTCCCTTTTTCTTAACGGTCTCCCAAGCTCTTAGCAATTTTCTGGATGGCTGAGAGGGCATTACCAACCACCGAAGGAGAAGGCTTGGCACCCTCACGCTCAATGTGGAAGAAAGCGTTAAGGCTAAGGTTCATGAAATTGGCAACGGTCAGAGCAGTGAGGCCAGCGGCCAAACGAGCCCTACGAACAGGGTTGGTGATGCCAGTGATGATGTGGTTACCCTCTTCTTCAGCAAGCTGGTCTGGATCGGGGTCAAAGTCACAATGGCATTCATCGGGCTCATACCCACATTCCTGGCAAAGATCCTCAGGATTAATGGAGTCATCACCTTCAAACTCATCATCCCAATCTGCAACGGAAGAAGACCAAGCCTCATAACGCTGGACATCGGTTCCGCCGTACTCCTCAACCACTTCATACTTGCAGCAGCGGCCCTTGGCGAAATTGTAATCACTGGGGATACTGGTAACATCCTTGGGGTTGATCTTCACGATCATCACACGCTCACCACCGAAGCAAGTCAGGTAGGATAAGCCACAGAAATGAAGGCCAGTAGAACAATGGTTTTCACGGACAGGATCGCAGATATTGCGGTCCATCTCCACAACAGCACCTACAGAGTTGTCAATGGTGCCGGTGTAACAGTCCTTGTAATCCTCACGAACCTTCTTGTAGGCCAAGAAACAACCATCAAGGGTCAGAGGCAGGACGTTGGTTTCCATAAAATCATAGAGTTCGTTGATGGCAGTCTGGCTGGGATTGGCAAACAGATTGCGACAGAAAGCCAACAGGGGCTCAGTATCAAATCCATCACGCCAGAGATCAGCAATACGATCAGACAGGACATTGTTGAGAGGTTCCAGGTTCCAGTAGACTTCCCCAGTTTCCTTATTGAACCACAGTTCATTGCCTGTGGTAGAGAGCTTATTGGCGATGTTGAAGCGGGTCTCAACATCAGACCAGTCACCACTCTTCTGAGCAGCACGGATAGAGTTGAGAACTTCAGCAAACATTGAGTGGGAGCGGTCCATTGTGTAGTTAACGGCTCCGATTACTGCGGTAACAGAGTCACCAGTCAAGATGAATGCTCCGGTCTTATTACTCATGTATTCCTCCTTTTGTATTATACTGCCTTAGCGGTTGCTTCATTCTCTTTTTCTTCAAGAAGATCCATAGCGGTCATATATCGAACCATTGAAAGCAGTTCGGCATAATCGGCCCTCCAAGTATTGAAGCTAGCAAGAGGGTACTTTTTATCAAACCTGTTCTTTTCGTTTTGAAGCTTGGTAAGGGTTCCGTCCATACTAAGACTAATTCCACGGAAATATTGATTGATGCGGCAAACATCCTGGAACTGAGTTTTAACTGCATCTGACTCGTGAACCATAATCCTAACTTTCTCACAGAACTGAATGAAAGGATGTTCTTTGTAAGACTGGAAAAGAGGCATGTCTAGCATAGACTTATTCATGTTGGGAAGATTGAGGTTGGAGAAAGAAACGTTTGCACAAGACAATTTGTCCAGGAGAGTAGGGGTCATCATGGCATAGAATTTGTCCACGATTTTGTTGATATTAACCCAACTATCCAGATTTTCCTCATCCTTAGCAATGGCTTTCTGCATAGCGGGAGAGCCAGAGAAAATCAGAGCATCCTCTTCGATAAGACCAAGACGCTTCAAGGAAGCCACAACGTTCAAGAAATCAGTAGTATAGCCACTATCCTCATTCAAAGGCTTATTGCGAAGTGTGGGGATATAATACTTAGTGTCAGCGTCCAGAGCCTCATCAGTGGCAGGCATCCAGGCATAGCGCCATTCGCTGTTGGAAGTTCGAAGAGTGGTGAAGGTTTCACGATTGACTTTGGTTCCCGCAATCTTTTCCTTCTTAGGAATCAGAGCCCTAATGTCGGAAGAGGGCTTAATAGTAGCACCACCAAGAACTTCCAGGAACTTAGCGACAGCGGCTTCATAGGCTTCAACAGAATGAGTAGGAGTTCCGTCAATTGCGGCTCCCCCCATCTTCTTAAAGGACACGATATAGCGAGGAGGAGTGTTGCAAAGAGTGCAATCCTTGAAATACTTGCGGTAGAGGGACCTGCTACCACGAGTCTCCACATCCTGGATGATCATGATATCTTCATCGGGGATAACCGTGAAATGATCGTAACGATCATCTTCAGAGATAGTCCTACGATGACCACTGATTTGAAGAGTGGTGAACTTAATCGCCGGGTAATCAGCCTGCTTGATAGTCAGGAAATCAGTGAGAGGAGCAGAGTTCCAATTAAAGTTGGTATTACGAACAATCTGGTAAAGAGGCCCATTATGCTTGAAATGATAGAGCTTTTTCATTGCTTCCCACTTAGTCGGGCAGGCATCAATTTCCTTCTTGATTTCAGCCATCATTTCTGCCTTGACCTTCTCAAGCTTGGTGATAATGTTGGCAGTAGTGATCTTATTCATGGAAAGAGTTTCACGAGAAGCTGCGACTTCAAGCTCACCGATAGGGAAGAAAAGATCCACGCCGGAGCCGTTAAGAAGAGCGGACAGATGCTCATGGCGACCACTAATAGCCGGAACCGTATAGGCAACCACACCCTGGACAGCCCTAGCATTGCCACCCTCTTCACGAATAGCCCAGCCATCCCCCTTAAGAACATATTTGGGCTGACTGATACTGATGGCCTTACCAGTGATCTTGGGGATGACCGGGAAGTAGCGAAGGGCTACCATGGCCTTATAGGAAAAGTCGTAGAAATCGTGCTGCTTGACAGGGAACTGAACCTCAAGACCAGTCCGCTCTCCCGCAGATTCCTCTTCTCCCATCTTTACGATGGTGGGCATCCCCTCTTCCGTGAGGTAGGCAGAGTACACCTTCTTAACGCCAGCAAAATAGGAAGTGACGGTGAAAGAATCAGTGTAGCTGAAGGGGGACTTGGAACCAAGACCAAGGGCTCCAATATACTCATTGGACTGCATCTTGGTGGACTGGAAGTAGCTGGTATAGAGGTCGTAAATGTCCTTTTCTTCAAGACCAGGGCCGAAGTCCCCCACCTTGAAGAAAGGTTCGAAATTATTGGGAAGATGGACCTCGAAAGGCTTTTCCTGATTGCCATTTGCCACATGAGCATCATAGGCATTACAGGAAAGTTCACGGATGACAGCAGTCACCTTGTCGGAATAGAGGCCATCACTGAGGATCTTGAAAGCCTTTGCAGTTGCCTGGATGGTAAATGTATGTGACGTACCAGTCACACCACCCATTTCAAGCTTGTTGCATTCCCCTTGAGTCTTCATGGTTCTCCTTGGATACAGCTATTATACTGGGGCTAGACGAAGTTCTTACCAGAAAATTTTGACCAACCTTTGTGGGATTTTCGTCTACCAGCAGCTACTTTATGCATAGAGAGGTAATTTAGGTCTTGTACCCTACAAAATTCTCGCAGATTAGTAACGGTTTGAGGTTCCCCTGCTGGGTTTAAAAATTGATAAGTTTTTACTGTAGCTTTTAAAGCATTTTGGTAGGCTAAATCCGACAATTTTTGCCCTTTGTACATTTGCCTTAACTTCTCTTTGTTTACTTCTGACAGGGTTTGACCTTGATGAGCCTCCGACATTCTCTTTTTGCTCTCTTCTGAAGCTTTTTTGCCTAAATTCCTGCTCCTCATCTTTTCTTTTAAGGCTTCTGAGACTAGAGAAACTACCCCTCCTCCTGCTCTAAGATTATAGCCTTGGGGCACCATTGTATCTAATTTTATTACAAACTCAACTTCTTTTATGTTTAGCTCTTCTCTGGAATTACACTCACATAAAATTTCCACTGAAAAGTTGTCCCATCCATATTTTTGAATGGCCCAAGCAATGGGCATATTTTTATAGGTGGCTGAAGATAAAAAACGATGACCTCTAACCCTTTTTTCAAGCGACTGAGCGGTTTGACCTACATATTTTTTATTTGTTATTTTATTAGTGATGCAATATACGAGCATGTATCTCCCCATATATTACCCCCTAAAGTTTGTTTTTAAGCTCTTCTCTTATTTTCATTAGAACTTTGCCCAATACATTTTCACCAATTCCATCACATACTCCAAAATGAGTGTCTCCCCAGGTGTTACCTTCGATGAGTTCTTCATCTCCAGTCTGGAGCAGGAGTCTCCCTAGGGTAGGATTTTGGGTAAATTTTGCCAAGCAAATCTCATACATGACCTGATTTTTAACCTCTTCCCAATCTGCACGAAGAGGGAGGTTCTTTCCCAGACGCTTGGCCTGACCGGGTTCAAGTTCCAAGAACCACAATTTTTTAGTGGGGTCAAAGGTCTTGGAAGCCTGATAAGCGGCTTCTGAATTACGATAGGTGAGTCCTTCATAGACCACCTGACTGATCCAAAAATTGGAGAGGAAGCGATAGTAACCTGAAAAAGAGTTAATCACGCTTGTACCCCAGTTCCAGAACGGCATACTTATAAAGCTGAAGGATCAGTTCGTTTCTGGGGTCCATAAAACCAGGGAGCGTGGACTGAACCACGGGACATCCATGCATGTAATCTGCTGTGAACTTATCCAGAGCAGCAAAGAGTTCTTCCTTTTTCATTTCCATTTAACCCCTCGCATTCAAAAGAATATTCAGCCCCATCTCATAACCCTCTTCGGAGAGCCCAATACCTTTAGCTGCCATTTCAGCCGCCATCCTCTCATACCAACGGCGAAGGGTATAATCTCTATCCTCTTTGGTTGGATTGAGAATCTTTTGAGCTTCTGGAATAGAATTAGCGAAGCCTAAGATTTCATATTTCCCATATTTGTTGTAATCACCTTCGTAGCCAGTGATAAAACGATCTCCACCAAACTTACTGTGAAGAACAATGAAAGGCATGATGCGAGAATCCATATCAGAATTCCCAGCAGTAATAGTAACGAGCGTGACCCAGGCTAATGCTAGAGAAGCTCTTGCTTCCAACATATTTCCCGGTTTTCTTGGAAATCTTAGCCTTGACCACACCGTTGAGAGGCTTGTCCCAATCAATGATCCATTCCTGGTGGCCCATGCCCAGTTTCTTGGTGGTATCGGCATGGTGTTCGTACTCAGTAAGCTCCAAGTAGAGGTAGGCGGGGGTTTCCTTGATAGCCAAAACCTTTGCTGGGTGAGAATCTGAGCCATAGCTAATGGTGGCCTCAAGGCCCTCGTGGATGTCCATTTCTTTGCCGTTGATTAGCATAATGTGAATCTCCCTATGCCTATTATACCGAGCATAGGGAGATTTCATACTAATTATTTTTTAATTTGTTGCCACCACACTGGCAGGTAGTTTAAAGGGGCTAATACTGATTATTCTACTAAAAATTTTATGCTAGAGTTGTCATTCAAATGATGCAAGGCTTTAATGGTTTTGTAATTTCCCTCTAGCTCTGCTAGCTCAAGAAATATACTAAAATGGGCTTGTACATGAGCGGCCATTAGTTTGCGCCTCTCTAATTTAATTCCTTCAAGGGCCTTAATCATGCGCTGATCGTCCGTAGCCATTCCGCCCTCCGTAATGAAGCCTACAAAAGAGGAATGGCTACTGATTTATTTTATTTACTTTCCAACCACGCCTTCGGCTAGAATACGAGTTACTCCATTGCCATGCCAGGGGGTCTGGACTACACGATAACAGTCCTGTCCATCAGCATCCTGGTAAAGAGCAACATTGATGGCCCCATTCCAAGAAGCGGCGGTAGTGGAAAGCCCCGAATTTTTGGTGCCACAACGAGTAACCCCGCCTCGGCTACCCTGCATTACTCCGTAAAAATGACTCATACTTGCTCCTTTTTATCCGTTTCCGGAGGAATAGTTCGATGTCCAAACTTTGTAGCAACAGACCACTTACTTTTATAGTCATCTGGGTGAGTGATAGTGGCTAAAACCTGTTTACAGTGAGAGCATTCCATAAACCGCAGAAGGGATGTGTGGTCATCTGCATCCTTTGGGGGCAACCAGTCTTCAAGTAAAACGTGGTATTGATGACCTTTAAAATAACAAAGTAGTCTCATTAGGACGTAGCTCCTGCATTCATTATACTAGACGGATTAAGATTTCATTACAAGTATTTTTGATCAAGTCACAATACTCATGAGTGCATAAGAAATTTCTCTCTCCACCAGTTCTTTAAGACACTCTTCTTTCCATACTTTACCACCAAAATCAGTGGTCAGAAGCTGTGTTCTGAGTTGGGATGTAGTCATATCTTTTGGTTCCATGATTACCTCTTCCCCCATACTATACTAGCTAAAAAAGAAAGTTGCCCCAAGAATTTTTGAACTCTTGGGGCAACTATTATCTAAATGATATTATTATTTAAATTGATTACTTCTTTACAGGAGCAACCACAACCTTCTTCTCGGACTTGACAGTCTTGGCCTTCTTGCTCTTCTTGACAGTCTTGGCCTTCTTCACTGGAGCCTTCTTAACCACAGCCTTAGGAGCTACGGAAGCCACAGAAGCGGCAGGCTTGACAGCAGCGGGGGCCTGAGCGAAAGCTAGGGTTCCAGCAGCGAGTAGTAGGACTAATAGGGACTTCTTCATTTTGACTCTCCTTAAAATGGCACACAGGCCGGTAGAGGTACTTACTTATACTGCTATTTTTATGCCAAATTTTATAAACTGATTTAATTGAAGTTACTTTATTTTCCTGTGCTTCCAAACCCTCCTGTGCCGCGAACTGCATCACTAGAGTTGCATTTTGCACGAGATATTGGAGCGAATACCATCTGAGCAATACGATCCCTAAAAATCTCTATCTAAGAGAAGTTCACCAGTTTTGGAGTAATAATCGCTTCTGCATTCATGACAAAATTCAAGTTTACGCGCCTCTGGAGTCGCATTCCTATTTTGGAGTCTAAAATCTAAAGCATTACATATAAGGATTCAAAATTTAGTTTCCGGTGCTGCCGAATCCCCCGGTCCCCCTATTTGTAACTTCCAAGGAATCAACTTCTTCAATCTCAAAATGAGAAGCTGGCATTGGAACTATTTGTGCAATCTTTAGTGGTAACTCCAGGTCAGGAGCAAGTTTATCTACTTTTCTAAGGGCCACAATGATGTTTCCAGTATAGCTCTGGTCAATTACTCCAAGATTGTTAGCTAGTATGTAGCCTGTTTTTGAGATTGAACTTCTGGGGACGAGCGCCAACCACCAGCCTGGAGTGGGTTGAATTTTGATGCCTGTGTCGAAAAACTCCACATCTCCAACTGTTTTCAGCTTAGAAATTATCGTAATGTCATAGCCAGAGTCTGAGATATTAGTTTTACTAGGTATTTTTGCCTCAGAGCTTGTTCTCACACATTTAAAGGTCGCTAAAGTTGTGCCGGGGCCAAAAGAAGGGAGCCATGCGGCTAGTCTTCTAAAGAGTGTGTATTTTCTTTCTAATTTGAATGAGGTATTGCTGTAGATTCTACCTAAAATGTCAAGAGCATTGGACCCAGCATACTCTAAGTGGCAGCAAGCCCCTTTAGACAGAGATGAAGAAACACCCAAGAAGGCTTGAAGGCTTTCAAGAAACTCTAATGATCCAGAAGCGAAACTACACCTAGGGTAGTTATAGAACTCCTTGTCTTGAGTCACACAACCATCTCCATCAAAAAATCCGGCTACGAAAGAGAGGGTCAATTCCGGGGAGAGCAAGGGAAATTTGATACCAAAACACTTTTTACCGTGTGAGCCTAATCCAAGATGTGTGATGACATCTGAAGCAATCTGAGTCGAGTTAAAAGTTAGCCCACAAATGTCCTTGTTTTTCTTTGAGATAACGGGACCACACTGGGACCAGTTAGCAATAGAGGTTAGAAGATTATAGCTAGATTCATCAGATTCTTTTAAAGAAATGTTGACCGCCCCCTTTCCTATAGATCCGTCTGAAGCAATTAACCCCAAAACATAGGCTTTTTCGTGAGTGTCTATAACAGAAAAGAGGGTGTCATCAAGTGGGTATTTCATGTTGGGATTCTTTCTTCCAGAAAATTTTAAGGTTCTTGAGCAAAATAAACATATGTCCTTGCCTTCGTTGTTATTTCTAAACCTGAGGGCGTCCTTGTAGGGGTAATTATATTGGCCTCTACATTTATCAGATACTCCAAAGTCACAGGTAACGGTGACTTTGGAGTGAGAGCCTTTGGTCAGGTATTTTACTTCTTCTTTTATCATTTCTAGTCCTTATCAATGATTCCTCTACTAAGGACTAGAAAGTTATTTAACCACATTTACTGTTACTGAAAGCACAGGAAGTGCATAGTTCGGTTAAACACCCGGATTCGCGTCTAAATTCAAGGGGTTCACCACATTCTGGACAAACTTTGCCCTTGGCTTTTTCTTTTTCAATGACTTCTTCATCAGGAATATACTGTTTAAGGACTCTAGCAAATACAGCAGGAGCATCATACATGTTAGCGATGTTGGATTTTGACAATTGCTCGACAATATCACCAACTGAAACACCATTTCTCAAGGATAAGGAAATCATACGACAAATAGTGATGATGTCCCCGGCTGGAAATCTCTTTCCAATGTCATTAATCTTCAATTGATCTTCTTCATCTTCTGATAGCTGAACAGCTAGGGTGTAATGACCTCTAGACTTCTTTGTAAGTGTGGCTAAATGATACTGAGTGGGTAGGCTAAGTCCATCTTCGAGACCACCAAAGACCTCAATAGGTTTGCCATCCACATTACCAACTAAGATCATGTAGTTCTTGTCCTTATACCTAGTCTTATGGATGTCGGCTTGAGTTACTTTGGGTCTTGATACTCTCTTATTGATGCCCACATCTTCCTTGATGGCATTTAGAACACCAGTGCGGCATCCATCACGATAAACAGTGAACCCTTTGCAACCATATTCGTGGGCCATCTCATACAAGGCTCTTACATCTTCAACAGTAGCAGTAGATTTGAGGTTAGTGGTGATAGAAATAGCGGAATCAATGTATTTTTGCATCTCTCCCTGCATACGAACCCTAGTTCTGGGGTCAACATCTCCAGCTTCAACAAAAATTCTCTTAATATCCTCTTCAGTCCAACCAGCATCCCTAGCATTTTGAATTGCTTGATGATAAATAGTGTACACAATCACTTCTCCGGTACCCTGCACCTTAACATTTCTAGTGCTAGCTCTTAGGAAAGTGGGTTCAGAGCCCGAAGAACAGTTAAACATAACAATACTCATGCTTCCATTGGGGGCTTGAGTCAAAAGTGCAACGTTACGAATGCCATATTTCTTAATGTCATATTGAATAGCCTTGGGGAGTCTCTGAATGAAGGGGCAATTCTTGTGTTTTTCCCAATCAAAGGCCAAAAATGAACCTTTTTCTTTAGCTAAATTAACAGATTCAGAGTAGGCTATATCTCTTAGGAAGGAATAAAGAGTCTTAACGAAGGCGATAGCTTCTTCTGAGTCGTAACGGAGGCCAAGAGAGGCCATAGCATCAGACAAACCGGTGTTTCCTAGACCAATACGGCGCAATAGAATGGCCATAGCCCTTTGACTTTGAATTGAAAGGCTGGCAGCATCAATTCCTTTGATATTATCCTGAGCCCTAACTGCAAGACGTAGGACTTTTTCATAGAGAGAGAAGTTAAAAGTGGCTTCTTTAGTCCACGGATCTGTAATGAAAGCCGGTAAATAGTGGGTTCCTAGGCAGCAGCTATCATCAGCAGGTAATGGCTGCTCACCACAAGGATTTGTAGCGACAACTGCAAAGTCTAAGTCATAAATAGTTGTCTCTTCCCCGGTCATGGGGTCAATAAAGGTAAACTCTGGTAGTTGTCCATAATAATCTGAGGTAGATTCTCTAGAGATGTGATCCCAAAATAGAATTCCGGGTTCCGCAGATTTCCAAGCGGAGTGCATAAGAGTGGACCAAATACTTTCAGCACTCACTTTCTTAGAAACGGGAGCATATTTGCTGGCATCACCGACAAAAGTAAATCTCTGTTCATAATCTGTCTTATTCTTGACAGCAGCCATAAATTCATCAGAAACCATGACCGAAACATTTGCGTAAGAAGTGGATTTCACTCTATCCGCAATCGCGGCATATTCTTCATCATTGATGTCAATGCCCACTGCTGCTAGTTCTTCAAAGAAGGGTTGAAGGGGTTTGTCCATCTTCATTTCAATGAACCTAGTAATATCAGGGTGATGAACCGTCATACACTCCATTAAGGCCCCTCTGCGACCTTCTTGTCCAATAAGACCTGTTACATCAGAGAAGAAAGGCATGAAGCTAGCGGCCCCCGTAGAGGTCTTTGCAGCATTGTTTGTGAAAGCACCATAAGGACGTAGATAATTTAAATTAATCCCACACCCACCACGGCTAGCAAAGGTTCTAGCCATGTACTTTGCAGTATCAAAGATAGATTCTAGAGAATCCTTAGGGCTTGGAGCAACAAAGCAGTTACTCACAGAGGCTTTTACATAAGGATTTCCAAGAGCATACATCCCACTACCTTGTGGGGAGTATTTCCAGTCTTGAAGAATATAGAGAAACTCTTTATACCAGTAATCGAAGTCTTTATTGGTAGGGTTTGTTCTAATTTCTTCATTAGCAAGAGCTACTGCTTCTCTTTCCCAGGTGTCCTCAGGAGTGCTTTCTAGACAAGTGCCATCTGAAGAATGAAGGGCATATTTATTAACCCAAACATCTGAAGCAATTGCAGCGGTATTGGTAGTGCTACCTTTTGATAAATACCAGAGGTAACAGCTTGCGTAACTTTCTGCTTTACTTTGTTGTTGAGAAGTAGGCTCTACAATCCTTTTATCCTTTAGGTATTCCGACACCAACTCTAGGAAGGTCTGACTCACTGTGTTGCTCCTTGCGTGTAATATGCTATGAAAAAGTCAAAAATTTGATGGTTATCATCTAAGTAAAATAAGCAATTTTATGTAATTTCCATACCGGACATTTTTTGCTATTCTGTGTCGCCTATAAGCTCTATACCGGTAGGCATTTCATAATCTTCTGGTTCCATGGCATTTACCACTACTTTTTCATCAGCGACCTCTACCATCTCAAGAATGTAGGTTATGAGTTCATTTTCTTGTTTTTTGAATTTAGGGTCATCTAGCAGTGGGTCTTTGCCAAGAAAATCCAAAGCCCTATATCCACTGAGAGCGTGGGGAAGCTCATCCCCCCTCTCATCATAAGCACGAGCCTCTTCGACTTCTTCCAATAATTTCTTAGCAACATCCTCTGAGTTTGTAGCAAAACCAGAACCAACAGCTATAGAATTCTGAATGAACCAACCTTGCCACGAATTAGTGACTGTGGGAGTGTTCCTATCTAAGAAATCTTGTAGAATAGCGAGTTTGTTAGACATAGAATCAGTTGGAGAAACTTTTAGTGAGGAGCGAGATACAGAACGATCATCTATAATGTTCAATCTAGCCAACTCAGTAATTAAAGCATACTTTTCGTGATAGTTAGGCTTCTGGTGCATAGGTAGACATCTACATTCTTGCGCCAACTGTTCTTTAATCTCATCCTTTGTTCCAAACATCAGAATGTAGTCTCTTTTAAGAGAGGCTGCATCAGCATCTAAATTGGAGGAATCAAATTCTTTGTTAGTGGCAAAAAACCCCTTCAATTGGGTCAATACCTTCTTCCTAAATCTCCAGCTAGAGTTCATCAATCTTTTTCTGAAAATAAGATCGTTATATTTAGGAAAAGCAGCATCTCTAAAATGAAAAAAGTTTCGTTTGTCAATTACCTTAGGACCCATTGGGATTTCTTTAAGCTTTAGGCTTGCCACTGTCAATTACCTCTTTGAACTAATACTCTTGGACCACAGAGTTTTTACAGCGTTGTCCACCATCTCTACAGAAATTCCTTCCATACAAGCATGACAAGGATTCTCATAGACTTGACCCTCTGGATTGATGCAAGGGTCTTTAGGGTGCTGGGATATGGCTGGGTCTTCACGGAAACATGGTTGACAAGAGAGACCTAGGCTAATATTGAGATTGTTAGAGTAGCCTGCGGCACTCCATTGAGTAGATCCCCATAGGATGACTGCTGGAGTGCCAAATAGGTGAGTAGCATGGTTGGAGAAGGAATCAACTCCTACATGCATTGTAGCATTAGCAATCAGGGCCAAACCAGTCATCAAATCTTTACCCATAAAATCTTGAGTTGCTCCGAGGAGCCTTGGATCACTTTCTGCACCAATCTGATAAAATTCAATGTCAGGATTAAGTTTTATTACCTCTTCCCATCTATCTTGAGCCCAGTTTTTGTAAACAGACCAGCCAGCCTTAGTGTGAATGGTTGCATATCTTTTAGGGGTTCCCACTACTCTAGGCAATTTAAGATTTAGAGGTAAAATATTACTTTCTTTGCACCCCATCTCCGCAGCAAAGTAATCAATTAAATGACGCTTCATAGGGTTATTAGGGTAGTCTTCAGCTTGCACAGGATAACCAATCAGGTTCACTACTTTATCACATTTAGCGTGGTCAATAATATCTACATTATAGTCAAATACATTGTCAACACCGGCCATTTTCATTATTGGGCTGAGTTTTTCACCTATAGACTTGTGACAGTAATAGGAAATCTCACATTCCGGATGAAGTTTCTTGAGTTCCGGAATACAATTTAAAGTCATGAGAACATCCCCGATGGCTCCAGGTCTAACGAGGGCTATTTGTCTCTTGTTAATTGATCCAAGCTGACTCTCTAGCATGGTTATTCTATTGTCCCATTCAACATCAAGAACACCAATGGCAGTCTTAGCTTTCTTGGCCCAAGCTAAAGCATTGACAATATCCCCTGAATACTCTGAGCAGAAAGATAACATTCTTAGAGGTTGATCAGCATACTTATTACTTTCTCTCCAAAGAGCAGTGTAAGGGGGAGTCTTTGCCGAAGCTACTAGAGCCATAGCGTGACTCTCAGCAATTTTACCTTGAGCCATGTAAATATAACTTAATTCCATCCAAAATTCGGCCCAAGATGGCTCTTTACTTAAAGCTTCGAGTAAAGTTTTAATGGAGGTGTCAGTGTCACCACTAGCTCTTTCACATCTAGCCTTGTAAAGATAGGCAAATAGCCATTCATCTCTATAAAACTCACCCATTTTAATGCGCTCATCATAATATTTAACAGCGGGAAGCCAATTAGATGCATCCTTGTAGGTGTTGGCTAGGTAGAAAACACTTCTAGAGGTTGGAGCAGTCTCATGATCCTTTAGTAGAATTCTAAGATTTCTTGCATTAGAATTTTCTCCAGTAGCAGGAGTTGGATCGTGATGAATGACAGTATCACTCAAAATCATAGTAGGAAGATCACCAATAACAGGATACTCGTGAATGGCTCCTTCAAAGTGAATACCATTACCAGTTTTCCACATGCGATGGTGAACCCATCTGTCTCCGGATTCAATTTGGAATCCAAAGACCGTATATTCATTCAAGTAAACTACTCTTCTGAGATTTTTAGGAGGAGAAACAAGAGTATCATCAGCATCCATCCAAATCAAATAGTTAGCTGAGGTTTTATTCTCAATAATGTCCACAAAATGGTTTCGGGCTTTACCAAAATTCCACAGTTTCCAGTCACCTGTTTCATCCTTCTCTGAGGCTTCTGTGTAAGTAGTAAAGATCATTGGATTCTTTCCAGAAGGCCAATTAGCTTTAGCAACTCTCTCAGTGTTATCAGTAGACCCAGTGTCCACAATTACAATACCATCAGCAACTTTTCTGATAGTATTTAGACACTTAGGAAGATCACGTTCTTCATTTTTTACAATCATACCAACATAAATCTCAGGCTTTTTCTTGATGGGCTTGAGAATTAGGTCTCTTTGTCCTCCACCCTCCATAGGACGTTCCCATTCAATGGTAAATAGGTCTTTAGCTTGAACTAAAAGTTCTAAAAGGCTAGTTAGAGAATGAAAGAAAGGGTGAATTGTGTAGTGCCCTGTGGTTAAATCTCTTTCAAATCCAGACACATCATGCTGCGGAAGACGAAGGAAAAGCACACCATCATCAGTCAGCATTTTCTTCATCTTCTTTAGGGCAGCAAGAGGGTTGTAGAGGTGTTCGAACATGTGAACCATGGTAATTAGTTGAAATTTATCTGTATGGGTCCATTCTGCAATTTGCTCCTCAGATATATTTTCAAAATCAGCCATAAGCATGGGAACATCTAGTGCCTTAGAATATTCCGGCACGATTTCAATATTGTCCATAGCATAAGATTCACATCCTAACTCTTTAAAACAGTAAGCCAAATAAGGATATTTGGCTCCTATGTCTAGAGTCTTTATAGGGCCACTAAACCAACGAGAGAAAATATTTGTGGCCAAAGCTTTGTTGATGTCTTTCTCATAGTCTGACATGAGATGACCCGTAAAACCACCCTCACTATCCTTTTCGTGGTCTGCTTCATATACCTTGGGAGGCATAGGAGATTGAAACCAACATCCACAAAAAGGACAGTCCCAGTAAGGGGTATCCTTATATTTTGAGGATGCTTTGCTACGACAGATAGGGCATTCGGCCATAAATATTCCTTCAAGTAGTTAGTTAATACTCAGCAGGAGATCAAAATGATATCCAACTGTTATGGGTGATCGGTCTATTTCCATCTGACCTCTCATTTTTATTGAACCTCTATTCCTATGGGGGTTATCTGCCAAAGCAGCCACTTTCCGATGCAAATCTGAGTTGATGATGCTCAAATTGCCTAGGTAACTAAGGTTTTTATTTCCAAGACTGTTGTCTTTTGCTATAGCTTTTCTTTACGGCGATCCAACCCTTTACGGACTGTGCGACATGTTCCACGATCTAAGAATGTGGCACCGTGCCACATATCTCTTTTCGCCAAAGCAAGTAGGAGGGCGTGATTGGCCATGGTTTCAGGGTTAACTTCACTACCAGTTGAGGTAATAAGCTTTCCCTGAGACACCTTGATAAGACACGGCGCTCCCGTTAATCCCTGAATCATAGCAAAATCCTCGTGAGGAGAAAGAAGTTTTTTCTCCCATACCTTCAAGTGACATTTGTCATAAAAGGGTGTTCCACTTGGATACTGCTCACCAAATGAGATGAGTTTTGGTGATAAATAAAACTCCGTAGCACCTACCGCCGCCAGAGTCTTAAGTCTACGAGATAGTTCTTTACGAACTTCAAGTAGATGACCTGTGATTGGGAAAGTTGAGTCCATACCAATGGATCTGGTTTTCCCTTTCAGATTTTCTAAAAATTTGTTAATAAATTGGGCCGTATTTTTTAACAAATCGCTTTTAACACAGTAGAATTCTCTATCTTCAAAAGCATTTTGAACTACGATGGACATCCCTTTATTTGAGAAGGAGATTCCAATGTCTACAAGTCTTGGATCACGACAAAAATTGATGGATGGATCACCATCATCATTAACAACTTCACGAATTACATCAGAAACTGTAAATGTAAAGCAGAGCAGGAAACGTTTATTTGACTTTCTAACCAATCTACAATTTATAACTCTCCTTAAGTCACTACCTAAGGAGGCCATGTAATCAGCTACCTGCTCTTTTAGGGCCGGATGTAAGGTCAGATCAAGAGGCATGGAGCCTAATCTATGCTCTTTTTTGTGCCTTAGAGGGCCTTTTGCCAATTTTCGGCGGGAAACATACTCTCGGAGGATCTTCTTGGCGTAAAAGGGTTGTTCTGAGAAATGCTGAGCCATTATGGGATCAGTTTGAAGTAGCCCAATCTGAATCTTAGTTCCTTTCTGATCCTGGAATACCAAGTAGTTCCAAATAGTTTGATATAGAAAGAAAAGAGATGCAACCTCCTCAATTCCATCATCTTGAATCCCTAGGGATTTGCGGTGCCTCTGTTTTCTAAGAGAAAATTCGGAATCTGAGAATTCTGTGTTAGAGAAAATTCTCCCATCTTCAATGTGGTAATCTGTTTCCCTACGTTGAATAGGATCAATCCCTTTATTTAGAGAACCCCAGCCATTAAGTGTGGCCCCACGAGCAAATACACAACCATCCCACCACTCCACGGAAGACCAACAGGATTTTTTACGGTGAAACTCTTTCTTTTTGTAGAAAGATAGAGGCTTTGGAAAGACTTTCCCCATATCCTCAAATTTAGAGACAGGGTAGACTAGAAATTCAGTAGTCTGGTGGGTCATCCGAAAAACATCCTCAAAGAGCTTATACTCATTTTAGCTCTGGAAGTTCAAAAAGTCCTGGTCACTTTTCTAGCTCACTAAAGATAAAGAATAAATAATAAATATATTACTCTTTTCTATTCGCTTCAAGACTGTTGTCTTTTGCTATAGCTTATTATAGAAATTTCAAGGTTTTTTCAGGACCTCTTGCATGTAAGTTACTGATTCTACTAGTATGACCACTTCCTGACACCCCCTAAACACCTCTAATTTTGGAAAAAACTCTAATTTTTCGGTGCGATGTGTAAGTCCAGTAAATTCTGATAACCATATTCTCAACCCTAAGATGAGGATCAAAGGAGTTGAGATGAACATCATTACACCTATAAAATATTTGCAATCAGTCATCAGAGAAGACACTCCGGAACGAGTCAGTGCATTTCTTGCCGTAGCCGCTGGACTAGCCTTGGTTGTTGGTTTCCTAGCCATCATTCTAGCCATTACCTATTTTCATCAGAAGCTTACTACCGAACTACTCACCATTTCTGGTGCCTTAGTGACCTTATCCACCTTTAATAAGGTTGACCAAAGTCCTATCATCACTGCCACTAAGTCAGTGACTAGCACAAGTGAGGGTAATACAGTAACCAACACTGTAAATACTAATACTAGCATTGGTGGCTCTGGTCGCGCCCCAACCCCCCTACCTGTGCCTTCCCCTACTCCAACAGCCCCATCAGCTAAAGTAGCCCCTGGAGTTGGATCGGACGATTAATGATCCCACATGTAAAGGACATCATAGAGGTAGAATTGGGCAAACACCAATTCAAATTCCACCGTCTAACCTGGAAAGAGGCCATAGGTCAACCCAGAAATAGAGAAGAGCTACTTGCTGCCGCTTTATCTGAAGTATCTGGAAAGATTATGACTTATGAAGAGGCTTTCAAGGTTATAGTCTCTCTTCCTATCCCCATTCAAGAGAGACTTCACATGATTTACATGGGTTCTCAAGATGCAAGACGCCTGTTCACGGCACCTCTAACTTGGTCTGCACCAGATGCCATGGACTATAAAGATATGTTAGATAAAGAAGAGAAAGCCAGGGACAAAGTGGCTGATGATGCCTCTGCTAACTTCGCTAGTCGTTATGGTCAAGAGGCTCTGGAGGAAGAGCAGGAGTTATCTAAAAAGCTACTCAAACAAACTGGTTATAAAGGTGTTCTACTCCAAACAAAAGCTGAAGTTGAGGAGTTGCAATGAGCATTGGCAACGACTTAATGAATGATATTAGTAATGGAAGCATGGCAATTAAGAGTTCCGCCTATGCTGAGAAAGTTAAGATCAAGGTAACTGATGCCATGGTTGAAATTCTCATGTTTGGAGCTAGAGTTCGCCCCTTACTTCTTAATGGTAAGCGAGTCGGATGGGCCAAAGCCATGTCTTTCAGTGAAAAGAAACAAATTGATACTTGGTACTCGACTGAAACTGAGAGAATTGAGACCACACTCACTCATACTACATCCCTTACTCAAGAAGAGATCGACAGCCTGGATATGGTTGAGCTAAATAGTGTTTTGAGGGCAGTTTTACAACTTAATCTAGCTGATTTGAGTTTATTTCCTTATATTTCAGCCTTTGTATCTACCCAGGCTTCTTTTAATTTGTGGTCCAGCAAATTACACCTTGAACCAAAGACCATAACCCTACCTGATGGGTTAAAACTCAGACAGCTATCAATTCCTGACCATACTATGTTGTGGGCGGCTCTATCTTCTTCAAGAATGGATACTATCAACAGGTTAGAAAACGCTCAAAATGCTGGAACAATAGCCAGAGCTTTCGTAGGAACTGGTGCGGATAACTATAATAATGCCATTAACAAAGCTCTGACTAGCTTGAGGTCTGACTCCATTGACCCATGGATGGAACTCATTAATTTTATGAATGTTAAAGAGTTACAGAATTTTAATGATGGATATGGCCACTCCCATCAAGATAGTTCGGTAGAAGGGCTTATGCGAGAGATGAAGGGCATGTCCGAAGGGGATAAGCATGAGGAACTGATGAATGCTTTCCACCAGACTCAAATAAGAATGGAAAATGAGAAGATAAAACAGATGAAAGAACTGGCTAAGAGAAGAAGAGCCTTGGATGAGGTTGATGAAAGCACCTATATTATCAGAACTGCGGTGGAAGTGAAGAAAAAAGAAGCTTTATTGAAACAACAGAACTATGGTTGGGTATTAGATCAACAGAAGCAACTTTTATTAGACCAGGAAAGTGGTCCTCCTCAGAACCGCTGGTCAAAATATTTGTAATTTACAGAACAGTGATATTAAACCACTTTTAGAAGGAGACTTTTGTGGCCGGTAGGAAAAGAAAAGTAATACCAACAGTTAAAGTTGAAACAGAAGAACCTAAACCAGAGATAGTGTTAACTTTAGATCAAATTATTGCTGATTTACAAGGCTTTGGTATTGAAGATACCGAAGAAATGATCACCTTAAAGGTTGGGGGTAAGGTTATTAACCTTCGTCTGGCAAATATCCCCAGTGAGGCTGAAATTCAAGCTCTCTATTCGGCTGAGGAACTAAAAGGACATGCTTGGGTAACTCGTATCAAGTGCGAAGTGCTATCCAGGTCCATTAGTTGGGTTAATGGCTGGTCTTTGAAAGATGCCAACTCTATTTTCATCGTTAATCCGATGACTGGAGTAGAAGGCAATATTAGACCAGTTTTAAGGGATCTAATTATGGGTTGGGGTCAGGAAACCGTTAATGTTTTGTGGAAAGTGTTGATGGTTCACTGCCAGAAGATTGAAGATAGACTATATGAGTCGTTACCTGATGTCTCGGTTATGACAGATGTAGAAAAGAGATTCTTCCAGAAGGCCCTAGAAGAAATTGACCAGATCAACAAGGAGATTTTAAAGGATACTATTGAGTCTGCTGTAGAGATGGAGTAATATGGCCAGTAATGCCCAACAAATTAAAGATTTAAACGCTGTTGTTAGAACTCTATCTGAAAATGTAGATGGAGTTAATAAGTCTATATCCAAAATTGCTGAGGCATTAGGGGATTCTGTAAAACCGGCTAAATTATTGGGAAAAGAGCTAAAAAATCTAGGGGAAAGATTAGAAGATACCCTGGATGAAGCTGATTCAATGCAAGATAAATTAAAAAATCTTAGCACCACAGCTAAAGCTATGTCTAGAATTAATTGGATGGCTGGAGCAACAAACACTCAAGCCGCAGCAGCCTTAGAGAAACAAATTGAAGCAGCAAAAACTTTAAAATCAAAAATGGATGAAAGCTCTGTGTCTGCTGGAAAGCTCGATAAGCAGATAGTTATCCTTCAAGGTCAATTTAATAAATTGAAGGGAAGTGTCAAAGATGTAAAAGATATGACAGAAGAGGCACTCAACCCGGATCAAGTTACTGAGCTAAAAGAAGAATTAGAAAAAGCATCCAATGAAGTTAAATCCTTTAGTAGAAGTATATCCACTATTGATTTTAAACGAAGCAAAGTGGCTATGGAAGGTTTCGGTTCTTCTATGACAGGTATATTTGGCGGAGCCTTAGGCACCATGAAGATAATGGATTCCTACGGATTTAAAAATTTAACTACTACTTTGCACAAGATGAAAGTGCAGTCAGCAGAAGTTAAAAAAAGTATGGAAAGTGGAGAAGGAAAAGCAAAACAAGAAGAAATAAGAAATATTTTGTCCACTGGAACAAAAGAAGAGAGAAAAGCCGCACTAAAGAAAGCTCAATTAGAGTCCGGAGTTGACCCCCACTCGGCTAAAGGATTTGCTGATTCTATGTTAAATAGACTTATGGCTAAAAGGGTGGAAGGAGGAAAAGGACAAACTTTAACTAAAATGTTTGCTCAAGGTGGAGGGTCCATTACAGAAGGTATTGGAATGAGTTCCATGATGGGAATTACCAAATTTTTAGGCCCAATAGGAATGGCTATTACTGCTATAGGAGGGTTATTGGCTGCTTTTGGTGCTGTAGGAGATAGAAGAAAAGGTACTTATGAAGCCCTAGGTAAAGGTGGTCTACTAGGAACTGGTGTGGTACCTAGAGAAGCCTATAATAAATTACAAGAACAACTTAGTGCTAGAGGCGGGGGTGCTGAAGGGCCGGATCCTGGTAAAGATTGGTTTGAGAGTAGTGTTATGGGCTTAAATTATGAAAAAAATATGGCCACTGTCAAAGCTCTAGTAGAAAATGGTATTGGGGTTAGTGCCATTGGAAATAAGAATGCTTTTGCTGAATTAAAGGGGGGACGAGCTACTACAATGATGGGCGGAATTATGAGAAATGCCAATTATTTTGGTCATAATCTCGGGATGGCACCAGAAGAGTCGGTAGCATTGACAGTTAAGGCCATTGGTGAATTTAATATGTCTTTTGGCGAGACAGAGGATCTATTTATAAATATTAATAGGGGGGTAACTGCTGCGGGGGTATCAACCACTAAATATTTAGGAATAATTGATAATATTGCTGGCCAATTTAGTAGGTTTAACAAAACTATGAGTGAAACAGTTATCATAATTACCGCTATGGGAAGGTCCGGAAAATACACCGCTGACTATATCCAAGAAATGGTAGGATCACTTATTGGTGGGGACAAAACTAATGAACAAAGAGCTTTTGGTTATAGTCAAATGTCAGAAGAAGACAGAAGAGGATTAGCAAGAGGTTATCGTGAGCAAGCTAATGAAGCTGGAAGACAGCTTACAAAGGCCACTGGAGTTGATTTAACAACACTCTCACCAAGAGAGCGACATGCTTTTATGGATAAATATCACAAAGATGAAAAGTTGGGTCAATTTGTCTCTCAATATGAACAAGCACAGTTAGCAGCAGGAACTTGGGAGACAGCCGTTGGTAAAGAAGGAAATGCTGGTGCTTTAGCAATGGCAGGAGCGGCACAAAATTTAGGAAAAACCCCTAGAAGTGAGATGGCCGCTAATATATCTCTCATAAACACCCTTATGAAAAATAGAGAAGGTGGAGAAGGTGGTGACTTGATGGATGTGTTAAATCCTGAAAAGATGCAGGGAATATTAGCTGACTATGGATTTGGTGAGAAAGCTAAGATGATGGGAGTTAAGCCAGAAACTCTTGCAACTACCCTTAAGGATGCTCTATTACAAGCCGAGGGAGCTTTTGAAGATACAAAAAAAGAAGCCATGATGAAGGAAGAATTAAAAGGTAAAAAGGGAACACCTGAAGAAATTGCAGCAGCTAAAGTAAAAGTTGAAGAAAAGTTTGCAGCTAGAACCCCTGCCCAAAAACAAAAAGATTCTGAAGAATTTGCAGCGGCTATGAGGCAGGGCAATTTTGGAAAATTAGCTGGAGTTGTAACTGATGCTCAAAGAAAAGAAGAGGAACAAAAAGCTGAACAAAATTT